GACGGCCTCGGCTCGTTTCTGGTGGATATCCTCGGCATGGACGCTCCGCCGGATCAGGCCGCCAAGACCCTGTTCATGAACACCGCCGTGCAGATCATGGCCGCTAACGAGGCGCACCAGAGCGGCGAAATGTCGGACGAGGCGATCCGGTTCCAATTGGACGCAGCCGTTCAAGATGCCACACAAGCCCTGCTTGGCATCGTGCCTTACGAGGACGGCGAATAACCGTCTTGCGCGAAGACGACGGGGATAAGTGCCAAAACGAGTGCGCGATCCAGAGAAGCAGCGGGCCGCTGCACAGAAGCACTATGCCGCCAACCGAGAAAAAATGATCGCCCGCGCGGCTGCCGGGAAAATCACACAGCTTTTGGCAGTTCAGGCGCTCATTCGTGACCACTTGCTTGCCAATCCATGTGTGGACTGCGGCGAGGCTGATCTGATTGTCTTGGAATTTGATCACCGCTGCGACAAGTCGTTCAACATCGGCGAAGCAGCAGCGCGGGGGTTTGGCCTCTCCCGCATCGCTTCCGAAATCCTGAAGTGCGACGTTAGGTGCGCCAACTGCCACCGCAGAAAGACCTACCGCGAAAGAGGTTCCAAGCACAGAGGCTGATCCGCCTGCAACTGTGCTGTTTGACTTTTTCAGAAACGCTTTCCCCAGCACATTACTTTGTGTAGAGTGCCACAAAAGACGCTCAGGATAGGGCGAGGGGCAGTGCGCGAAGGAGCGGTCGGTGAACATCGGCGTGACGTTCGACTTCGAGAAGGCTGACAACACCGGGCGATTCGTCCGGGGCTTTGCCTCCGTGTCAACGGTCGGCGGCAAGCTGGTCGAGGACCATCAGTCCGACGTTATCACCATGGACGAACTGACCAAGGCCGCCCACCAGTTTATCACCGACGCCCGCGTCGCCAAGGCGATGCACGACGGCTCCCAGATCGGGGAAGTGGTCGAGAGCGTCATGGTCGATGATGCGTTTGCCAAGGCGCTGGGCGCCTCGACCGACAAGCGCGGCTGGTGGATCGGCATGAAGATAACCGACCCGAAGGTTCAGAAGCGCATCGCGTCTGGGGAACTGAAGGCGTTCAGCATTGGCGGGCGCGGAACCCGCAAGAAAGTGGGAGCCTGACATGACCGCCGAACTGGTCGACATGACCATCACCGAAATCAGCGTCGTGGACGACCCGGCGGCCCCGGATGCCGTGATCAGCATCTTCAAGGCCAAGGGCGGCAAGCCCGAGGGCGACACCGAGGACAAGGCTGACGGCGCCGACGACGAGGAAGCCGAAGGTGAAGGCAAGAAGGGCAAGAAAAAGATGCCGTTCAACGTGACCAAGATCGCCACGTCCATCCTCGAGGCCATCGAAGATGCCTCGGGCGATATCGTGGCCAAGGCCCTGTCCGAGGGATATTCGGATGACCCGGACGCGGCCGCAGCGGCCGCCGCCATCTTTCAGGAGATCGTCATGGGCGGTGAAGCCGTAGCCAAGACCCTCGATCAAGCCAACGAGAAAATCGTCGCTCTGACCAAGCAACTGGCGGACAAGGACGTGCTGCTCGTGGCGGAAATCGCCAAGAACAAAGCCCCGGACACCGGCGAGGTGACCGAGGAAGTGCTGAAGTCCCTCCCTGCCGGCGTTCGCAAGGCACTGGAGGACGGCAAGACCGCTGCCGCCGATCTGGCGAAGTCCCGCGACGAGGCCGAACTGAAGGAATCCGTCAGCAAGGCGCGCGACCTGAAGATGGCAGACCCGGACAAGACCGGCGCCGCGCTGCTGCGCGTCCGCAAGGGCAAGTCCACCGCCGAGGACGCCGACCTGCTGGAGGCCCTGTTCCGCGCTGCTGCCGCTCAGGCGACCACCGGCGCGCTGTTCAAGGCTCTGGGCACCAGTGACGACAAGTCCATCAGCGACGACCCGGAGGCGTTCCTGAAGGCCAAGGCCGAGGAAATCCGCAAGGTCAACACCGGGATGACCTACGAGGCCGCCTATACCAAGGCGATGGCCGAGAACCCGAAGGTCTATGACGACTACATCAGCAAGCGTCGCGCGTCCGCCGCGGCCTGAAACCAACCCATAACCCCCGCAGGAGGGTAAACAAATGTCTTTCAATGCTCAGGGCATCGACCTGACGTTCAATGCGGGCTCGGACCTTTCCGCCCAGCAATACCGCATCGTGAAGCTGACCTCGTCCGATCTGGCCGTGGCCAACGCCACCGACCTGAACCAAGTCGGTGTTCTGCAGGACAACGGTGGCTCCGCCGCCGGCCGTCCGAGCCTTGTCCGCGTGTTCGGCCCGTCGAAGGTCAAGCTGGGCGGCACCGTCGTCAAGGGTGACCGCCTGACGTCCGACGCGTCCGGCAACGCCATCGTCGCCGCCTCCACCAAGCAGGTGGTCGGCATCGCCATGACCGCCGGCGTGTCCGGCGATATCGGCAACATGTTCGTGTCGCCTCGCGGCGTCGTCTGATCCTTCGTCAATCTGAGGAGTAACCCCCATGCAACCGACCCAGAGCGACGTTCACGTCAACACGCCGCTGACCATTATCTCCATCGCGTTCCTTCAGGACGCCTCGTCCTTTGTTGCCTCCCGGGTGTTTCCGAACATCCCGGTCAGCAAGCAGTCCGACCGCTATTACGTCTATGACCGCGGCTCGTTCAACCGGGACGAAATGCAGCTTCGCGCCCCGGCGACCGAAAGCGCGGGCGGCGGCTTTACGCTGGACAACACACCGACCTACTTCGCCAACCGGTATTCCTTCCACAAGGATATCCCGGACGAAGTGCGGGCAAACTCGGATGCGGTGCTGAACCCCGACCGTGAGGCCGTCCAGTTTGTGACGCACAAGGCGCTGATCCGCCGCGAGAAGATTTTCGCTGCGAACTTCTTTACCACCAGCGTCTGGACGACTGACTACACCGGCGTTGCCTCCGGCCCGACCGGCCCGCAGATGCTGCAGTGGAACAACGCCAACTCGACCCCCATCGAGGACGTGCGGTTTGCCAAGCGGACCATCCGTGAAAGCACCGGCGTCGAGGCGAACAAGCTGGTGTTCGGCCGCGCGACCTATGACCGCCTGCTCGACCACCCGGAAATCATCGACCGGATCAAGTATGGCCAGACCGTGGGATCGCCCGCCAAGTCGAACCTGCAGATCCTCGCCTCGCTGTTCGAGGTGGACGAAATTCTGGTGATGAACGCCATCGAGAACACCGCTGCGGAAGGCCAGACCGCCGTCCACTCCTTCATCGGCGGGAAGAAGGCGCTGCTGCTGTATTCCCCGGGCGCCCCGGGCCTGATGACCCCCGCGGCTGGTTACACCATGTCGTGGACCGGCCTGATGGGCAACGGCATCGAGGGCAACCGCATCCGCACCTTCCGTCAGGAAAACCTTGGTGCAGACCGCATCGAAATCGACATGTGCTTCGACATGAAGAAGATCAGCGCGGACCTCGGGTTCTTCTGGAACACCGCCGTCGCCTGATCGGCGCGCTTCAGGAGGGGGGCTCCGGCCCCCCTTCTTCTATCCCCCCCAACTCTCCCCGGAAATCGCCATGCCCCTTTCGCGCTACGCCGCCCGGCAGCCGTTCACGCCCCTCGCGGAATTTGTCGTCGCCCGGCCGTTCGATCTGAACGGCGAAACCCTGACACCCGGCGTGGGCGTTCAGAAGGACGGGCTTGACGAGCGTCTGCTTCGGAACCTTTACGAGCAGCGCAAGATCGAGATTATCGACCTCGCGGCGGTCCGCGCCAAGCAGGCCGCTGATGCCGCTGCTGCTGACGCCGAGGCCGCGCGCAAGGCCGCAGAAACGGCCGCACAGGGCGAGAAGCCCGCCACCGCCCCTGCCACCCCGGCCAAGACCGTGGGGCGGCCACGCAAGGCCGCTGCGGCCCCGGCTGCGGAAGGCGAGAAGCCCGCCGCCGCACCTGCCACCCCGGCCAAGACCGTGGGGCGGCCACGCAAGGATGCTGCGGCCCCGGCTACGGAAGGCGAGAAGCCCGCCACGGTGCCGATGCGCTACCGCGTCAAGCAGGCCGGGCTGGGCGGCTTCAAGGTGCTGGACGAGGCGGGCGTTCCTGTCGGCGACGGATGGCCCACCCACGCGGAAGCCATGGCCGAGGCTGTTCGGCTGAACGACCTGTGAGGATCAAATGGCGCTGACGGTCGAGGACGGGACGGGGCTTGCAGGCGCGGACAGCTTTATCTCGCTGGCCGCGTTCAAGACCGCCTGCGCTAACCTCGGCTATGTCCTGACCGCTTACACGGACCCCCAGCTTGAAGTCTCGCTCCGCAAGGGCTTCGACTACATCAACACCGCGTGGCGCTATAAGGGCACCCGCCTGACCGCCGCGCAGGCCGGGGAATTCCCGCGCACCGACTTGGTGGACTGGTCCGGCTTCACCGTGACCGACGTGCCGGCCCGGGTCGTCAAGGCGAACGTGGAACTCGGCTTCAAGGGGCTGACCGTCGACCTCTATACCGATCTGGATCGCGGCGGCCGCGTCCAGTCTGAAAGCGTGGGCCCCATCAGCGTGACCTATGCCGCCGACGCCCCGGCCGGCGTCGTGTTCCGCGCGGCAGAGCAGCTTCTGCTTCCCTACATCCGCAAGGCCGGGGACACGATGAACCCGGTCTATTACGACACCGACGCCGCCGAGGCTGACCCGCTCTTTGACAAGGGCATGATGGACAACCCGGGCGACGGTTCCTTCAACGACACGACGGAGTGAGGCGGTGGGCAAATACCTCTCCGCGCAACAGACCGCTTCCGCGCTGATCGCCAAGAAGGGCGGTTCGGTGACGCTCAAGCGTGCGCGTGCCGGATCGTTTGACCCGATCACGCAAAGCCGTTTGGACGATGGAACCGATAGCTGGACCTTCACCGCCATCATTTTCCCGGCGTCGAGCCAGTCCCGATACAAGGCCGGAACGCTGCAGGTGGAACTGTCCGACGAGGGCTATTTCGCGCTGGATAACGGCGACGTTCGGCCCCAGCCGGGCGACGTGCTGACCGCTGGCGGCATCGACTACAAGGTGACGTGGTCGCAGACCTATGACCCGGCCGGAGATGGCCCGATCTTCACCCACGCCTTCCTGCTGGGGTGACCCCATGGCAGTGAACCGCTATTCCCGCGCCTTTGAACTGAAAATCCCGAAGTGGGTGGAGAGCGCCCACGGCAAGCTGGACGCCGTGGCGCGGCAGACCTGCTTTGAAATGGGCAAGCTGGTGATCGAGGCCACCCCCGTCGACAAGGGCTTCCTGCGGGGCTCGTGGCAACCGTCCATTGGCAAGCCTGACGGGGAACTGGCGGCGATCAATGACCCCGGCGGGGCTGGCTCGCTGGCGCGCGTGTCGCTGGTCGCGTCTCAGGTGAAGGCGGGCGATATCTTCTACATGACCAACGGCGCCGTCTATGCCATGCGGGTGGAATTCGGATTTGTCGGCAAGGACAGCCTCGGCCGGACATACAACCAGACCGGGCGGTATTACGTCACCGGGACGGTCGCCAAGTTTCAATCCGTGGTGCGCGAAGTGATCGCCGATCTGGGGCTGGCCCGATGAATGATATTGCCACGATCCACAAGGACATGCGCGCCGCCTTTCGCAAGGCGGTGCTGGGCATTGCGGGGCTGCCGGAGCAGGCCGCGTGGGAGGCCGTGGAATTCAGCCCGACCAACGGCGTGCCGTTCATGTCCGAGAGCATGAAGAAGATTTTTTCCGAACCGCGCGCCATCGGTCGGGGCGGCACCATCCAGCACAAGATGCTGATGACGCTGAACCTGTTCTATCCCGCTGGAAAAGGCACGCTCGATGCGGAGACGGCTCTGGGGCTCGTTCTCAACGCCATTTATCCGGGCTCCGTCTTGACGTATAACGGTGCGA